ACCGTGATCGACTATGCGCTCGCACAAGGTTGGTTGACCCGCGATCAGATTCTGCAAGCACTCGCCGCCGGCGCCGAATAACCCAAAACCGGGCGGCAATGCCGCCCGCACTAACCCGGAGTCTAGAGAATGAGAGAGACCAAGTATGCAATCCGCCGCGCTATTCGACGCGCAATCAGCCCCTATCGGGTTGTCATCATTGACGCTGACGGGGACCGCTACGTGCACCGCGCGAGAACCACGCGAGAAGCCAGAGGGTGGCTCGGTTGCTATAGATCGGGCATCGGAATCATTTACTCGCGCTCGGGCCGCATGATCGCCGTTCGCATCGTATAAGGGGCCGGCCATGTCATCAATCAGTGACCCCAACAAGATCGCACTATTCAGATTGTGCACACTGCGCACCGCGCTTCGATTAGAGATTAACGGAATGCGCAGCAGCGGACGATCCGCCTATGCAATCCTCAAGGATATGGGATATCGGGGAAACCGTGCCGCCGTCCTGGCCGCAGTTAAGACCGATATCGCCCAGGCATTTAACACAATGGAGAACCAAGCATGAACCACCGCCCATTAAACGAGATCGCCCGCGAGATCAACGAAGATTGGAAACGCCCCTACTTCGCCGCCGTGCCATATCTAAACGCCCTAGCGGGCATGCATTGCATAAGTGATCGGTTTGGATACGACGACGCGCGCGGAATCGTTTTGTATTTTTTGAGTAATGCCGGGTCATGGCGCGGGCCGGTAGCCAAACGGATCAAGGCGGAATTGAAGGCTGCGCTTAAGTAAACCCACGCCGCCCGCATGCGGGCGGCACACAATAGCGCCGGCACCCCGGCGCTATTGTGTGCCGCTGTTGGCATTTAACCGGAGAAAATGATGAAAGACCCGACCGGGTACGTGTTTTTCGAGGGCCGCTCGCCAATTGACGGCGCCCCTATCGTTGGCGTCGCAATAGTCCGCTCGGAGAATCCCAAAACCGGGGACATGGTGCAAACGTACATTCTGCGCAGCGACGTGCACCCATCGGAAGCAATCGCCAACGGGGCGGACCGTTCAATTTGTGGAGATTGCCGGCACCGTCGCGATCCAGTAACCGGCAAACGCACGTGCTACGTGACGCACTTCGGGATCGGATCGGTTTACCGCAGCCTAAAAGCCGGTTTATATCCGCGGGTATCGCCCGCACAATTGCGCCGCATTATCGCTGGCCGGATGATAAGACTAGGCGCCTATGGCGATCCGGCCATGATCCGCGCCAGAGTGTGGCAATCGATCCTCAAACTAGCAGCGGGCCATACGGGTTACTCGCACCAATGGCGCGCCGGATTCGCGCAAGATATCGCGGGCCTATGCATGGCCAGCGTGGACAACCCGGAGGAACTGCTAGACGCCCGCGCGGGCGGATGGCGGACCTTTCGAATCAGGCTAGAGACCGACGCGCTCGCGCCAAACGAGTTCCCATGCCCAGCATCGGATGAAGCCGGGAAACGCCTGCAATGCATCGACTGCGCAGCATGCGACGGCGCCGGCCAAAACACCAAACGGGCATCGCCCGCCATCATTGTGCACGGGACACAATCCCGCCACTTCACCGGAGCCTAGGATGAAATACACCGCCGACCAATTCGCCGCAGACCTCAAAGAACCCTACGCTTGGCCCGGAGGATACCCGCGCTATTTCGTATGCTCTGACGGCGCCGCAATTGCATTTAAGACCGCCGAACAGCAGCGCTGGCAGATCCGACACGCAATCAGAACCAACGATAACCACAGCGGATGGCAGGTCGTCGCGTGCGCTATCAATTGGGAAGACCCGGACCTTTATTGCGACCACACAGGCGAGCGTATCGAATCCGCATATTCTGAGGATCACGCACAATGAAGCTTCATCCCACCCATGCCCAAGCCGCTACCCTAGCGGCAAAACTTCAATCCGACGACCCAGACTGGCAATATCGGGTAGTCCGCGCGCCCACCGCGCGCATCGCCTACGTGGTCGAGGTTCGCGACGAGAGGGGGGTTCACTTGGGATACCTTTAGCGCCCCAGAGCCGGCCCCGGGCCGGCGCATTCTCCGCCCCTTCGGGGGCTTTTTTGTGCCCGCTGATTCGGCCCCCTTCGGGGGCTTTTTTGTTGCCTCGGGTAGGGCGACCATGGGGGATGCAGGCGCGTTCGTTATGCTGACCGTGGGGGATGCAGGCGCGTTTGACTACCGGCAATAATTGCCGGTGAAGTGGCGACCGTGGGGGATGCAGGCGCGTTGCCGGTAGGGGACCGGCAAATATTGCCGGTTTGTGGTAAAAAAACAACAGTCTTAATTTATCCAGTTTTGTCCCGTCCACGGACGGTCTGTAACCCGCGCCAATCCTAGCGCCCCCTGTCCAAGTCCGGCGCGCACCTACATATATATATCTATATCTATATCCCATATATATACACATACAAGGACTCTTGGACGCTTCCTTCCTTTTCCTTTTAGCCTTCTTTGTTTTTTTATTTTTTATACGTCCCTACCGGACTTCGACCCTCCAGACCACGCCACATAAGGGCTTGACTGCGTCCGTACTCTAAGACATACTCGGAAAAATCGTGCAGAACCTAGGACAAACGTGGAAAAATCTCCCTTAAAACACGCCGTGCACTGCCCAAAATGCAACCGCATCCTCCCACCACACCTATTCCGCTACTTGATCTCCCGCAATCAGGCGATAGCCAGAGGCTACTCAGGTGCGCATCCGGTGGCGTTTCGCAGCCACTACTGCAAAGACTGTAGGCACCCAGCCGAACGCAAACTGTCAAAGCTAACCATCCCAGAGCTTAACAACCTAGTCGAGACCGGAGACATTAGTCCGGGATACGCCCAACGGCTGATTGAACAGAGAGTCAAACGCAAGTCCAAGAAGTGCAGCGCCGCGGTGAGGCAGCGATGGGAGCGCCCGCGGTTGGAGGACTGGAACGACGCTATATCCTTTCTTAGGCGAGAGATGGACCTGATCAAACGCCAGCGGCGCTACGCTCAGAAGGTAGACGACCCAAACACGATCACTTTCTGCAACGCGGCCATTGATCTGCTGCGCGACGTACTTGATGACCTCAAGACACGCAAAGCCTTGGGCGAACGCCTAGAACCCAGCGCAGAACCTATCAAGTGGCCAGAGCCAGCGCGTGCAAACGCGGCCAAACTTTGGGGACAGATCGTGCCATCCAGCACCAAACCACCACGACAACCTATTTTTCTTTAGTCAAACGCTTGACTCAGAATCAGAAGTCAAACTAAGATACAGTTTTAATCAACCAAACCGAGGATCGGTAATGACTGCACTGAAGGAAGCGCTGCGCAGCGCAATCGAAGACTGGAACACGCAGGTCACACTAAATACCATGCATGCTACACAACCAGAACCCGCACCCACGCCAACCCAAACGAAGCCACCCAAGGCTAAGATCCTGTTTGACTACATCAAAGCCAACCCCGGCAAGACGCTGAAAGAGATTACGGCGGCGATGGTAGCGCAGGGTGTTGGTGCGTCTACCGCAGACAGCTACGTATACCAGATGATCAGAGCCGGGCACATCCACAGAGACGCTAACAACGCGATTTATTCACTCCAAGCTGAGTACGAACCGATACGCTTACTTGCCGCCGTAGCCACGATGGAATACCCAGCCAAACCCAAGAAAAATAAACCCGGACCAAAAGCCAAGGCCAAGCCCACGCCAAAGCCCAAGACAACTTATCCAATCAACGAACCCACGCCCACACGCACAATACACGTACAGCAAAACCCCAACACTGTCGAGCAAGATGTGGAGATGATCCTGTCCATGCTCAACGTGCGCACCGCACACCAGTTACGCAAAGCACTCAACGAGATGTTCAAATGATCTACGCACACACAACGCCAGAAAAGCCCACACAAAAGCCACAGATGAACGACCCAGTCAACAAGCCAGCGCACTACACGTTCGGCTACTACGAAGTCATCGAGGTACTACAAGACTGGTTCCCGAAAAACCCGTTGCTGTGGCAAGTGGGCAAGTACATTGCCCGCGCTGATCACAAAGGCCGCACTTTAGAGGACCTGCGCAAGGCACGCTACTACTTGCAGCGCGAGATCGACCGCTTAGAGGACCTGTCAGAGAACCAGAAGTAAGGCTATACCCAAATGGGAATAAAACCTGAAGCGCTGGTCAAGAAAAAGATCCGCGCCATCCTAGACGAGTTCGGTGCCTACTATGCAATGCCCATCGGAACCGGGTATGGGAACTCAGGGGTGCCGGACTTCTTGGTGTGCTGTAACGGGCGCTTCATCGGCATCGAGGCCAAAGCTGGGAACAACCAGCCCACCGAGCTTCAAAAGCACAACATCCAGAGGATATTTGACGCGGGCGGCTACGCCCTAGTGATTAACGAAGATACCCTACACGTACTTACGGAGCTATTGGAATGGACGACAAAGAAGTAAAGCAACTCAAAGAGAAGCGGCTTTTAGAGCTACGTGACTGCGTCGCGAAATGTATGGAGGAAGGTGCCAAGGGTCGCGGGTTGTTTCTTTACTCGCATGAGGATGAGAACTATCTGACGGTCTTAACATTTAACGCAGGGCCAGACGTAGTTTGCAATCTAATACACAGCGCCAACGCGCTGATGCAAGACCTGATTGATAGAGCCACGGCAGACGCCCCACCAAAAGAGATGTGGAACTAACACCCAATGACCAAACCCTTCAAACACATAGTCACGATTGACTTTGAGACGCGCTGGTCTAAAGCGGACTATACGTTGTCCAAGATGACAACGGAGGAATACATACGCGACGCCCGATTTAAGGCTTTCGGTGCTTGCCTGCATGAGTATGGATCGGACGAACCCCCGCGCTGGTACAACGGCGAAGACTTGCATGACGCGCTCATGCAGTACGACTGGACTCAGACAGCAATCCTTGCGCACAACGCCCAGTTCGACGTATCTATCCTTGAGTGGAAGTACGACTGTCATCCGTGTTTTATTCTGGACACGCTCAGCATGGCCCGCGCCCTACGTGGAGTCGAGCAAGGAAACTCACTCGCAACACTAGCTCAAGAATTCGACCTACCACCCAAGGGCAACGCCGTACACAACACAGACGGGCTGGAAGAACTAACGCCCGAGATCGAGGCAGAGCTAGCCGAGTACTGCGCGCATGACGTGATGCTGTGCGAAGAGATTTTTGTACGGCTATCTGCCGGATATCCATCCAAGGAACTACGCTTAATTGATCTGACGCTGCGGATGTACACACAGCCGCGCTTGATTCTCGACGGGACGATGCTGGCCAAGGCCATCGATGAGGAGCGTGCGCAGCGCGAAGCATTACTAATTAACCTCGGCATCACAGACGCTGATCTGGCATCCAACCCGAAGTTTGCCCAGCTACTCGAGGCTGTTGGCGTACCCGCGCCTAAAAAGATCAGCAAGACCACGGGCGAGGAGACGCTAGCGCTGGCCAAGAACGACGCCATGTTCCTTGCCATCATGAACGGCGAGAACGAAGCAGCGGCGCTGCTCTGCGAGGCTAGGCTGAAGGTGAAGAGCACGACCGAGCGCACCCGTGCGCAGCGGTTCCTAGACATTAGTAAGCGGGGTGCATTACCTGTACCGCTGAGCTATTACGGGGCCACTACGGGGCGCTGGACGGCATCCAAGGGCAGTGCGATCAACATGCAGAACTTAAAGCGTGGGAGTTTCCTACGCAAGGCGATACTAGCGCCGATGGGC